GGTAAGGTAGTATCATTATCATTAGAACTAATACCTTCTGATTCTATTACTATTGCAGATGCTTTGAAGTTGTCTACCTCAATATTAGAAACAGTATTATTATCTACATCAATTGTTTTATTAGTTAATGTATCTGTTGAACCTGCAAGTATGTAAGACTGTAAGTCGGAGATATCTGCTTCAACAACAGTTATAGTGTTACTAGCAGTATTAATAGTTTTATTAGTTAATGTTTGTGTTCCAGTGAGTGTTGCTACTGTTGAATCAATAGCTACAGTAAGTGTATTGCCTGAACCTGTAGTGTCAATACCTGTTCCACCTGCAATATCTAATGTCTCACTATCTAAGTCAATAGATAATGCCCCACCTGAATCACCTTGAAAATCTAAGTCACTAGCTGTTACTTGAGCATCTACATAAGTTTTAATAGCTTTAGCTGAAGCTAATGTGTCATCACTAGCTGATACAGAAGATATATCAGTATCTAATACACCTGATTTAAGATTGTCTACTTCAATATTAGAAACAGTATTGTTGTCTACATCAATAGTTTTATTGGTTAAAGTTTGTGTGCCTGTTAATGTAGCTACGGTAGAATCAATTGCAAAAGTTACAGCATTACCACTACCACTTGTATCAATACCTGTACCACCTGTAAATGTTAGGGATTCAGAATCTAAATCAATATTTAAAGCACCACCTGTATCTGCTTCAAAGTCTAAGTCTTGTGCTGTTACCTGAGCGTCAACATATGCTTTGATAGATTGTTGAGTAGCTAAAGCTGTATCACTATCTGAGTTTAAACCATCTTCATCGAGAATATCTGTAATAGTTGTTGTAGGTAAAGCTAAACTATCTGTTGTAATTACTCCATCAAAGAAAGCATCTTTAAATTGTAAAGAAGAAGTACCTAAATCAATATCATTAGTGGTGACGGGAACAATAGCACCATCTTGAAATCGAAACTGTTCTACAGGATTAGAAGATACCTCAACAAATACACCAAAGCGATTACTTGATGTATCTACAGATATTTTATTATTGGCATCACTATCAGCAATAAGCGGTATGTAACCACCTTCTGCTGTAGAGCCATCGTGACTGTGACCTGTTGATGACGCAAATGCAGATTCTAACTGATTAAATTCATTATTAAGATGCGATGCCTCAATAACCGAACCGTCAGTAATATTACCTGATTCCTGTCTTGTATATGTTGTTCCCATTTATCTTCTACCTCCGGGTATAAATTCTAGTTGATAACCTTTAAATGATATAGGTGGATTTGTAGATTGTTCTTCTACTCGTAGTGCCACCGTAAAGCCACTACCTTCGACTGATTGTCGTACTAAGTTTGCACCTGATGAACCATACACTGCTGTTCCATAGGTAGACACAGATAAACCATAAACAGCAATACCTGCACCTGTTGATAAAGAATATGCTGAAGGTTGTGGTATACTAGAACTGTCAAAGTCATATCTTACTTTAAAGTTTGTGTCAACGTTACCTTCATTCTCATAGTTCCAAATAACTCGTTGCATATTTTTTCTAATACCTGGGTCGCCCATTGTAACGTCAGGTGTTCTAAAAAATGCATTAATTGTAAATGTACTTGCTACTCTTGTAAATACATTTCCTGATTCTTGTTGATAAACATAACCATCATATCCACCTGATATAACAGTCTCTTCACCACTAATAAAATCTGAATCACAGCTTGATACTTTAATCCCTTGAGTTTTAGAGTATTCAAAACCTAACTGTCCTGTATTAGGATTGTTCTTGATTACTGCTATTAATCCTTCTGAGGAGTTTTCATTTTGGTCATCACGAGTAGGATAGAATATTCTATACTGTGATTTATTTCTAATAACTAATGAGTTAATATTATGTGTTGTAATCTTATCTGTTTCTTCTTGTACTTGTTTGGAAATAGTTCCCAATTCAACGTCACCAATTCTGTCTGTACCTGCAATGGTTCTTAATCCATCAGGACCTAGAAAGATAATATCACCTGCAAATTCCTGAATACTTCTACCGTCTCGACAACCAATCTTTCTAGTAACAGGTTGTAATTGAAAGTTAGCATAAGAATCTCCTAGTAGTTTAAATATCTCATCATTACAGAATATAAATAAATTTTCACGGAAAACTTTAAGGCCAACAATAGGGGAGTCTACTCGTATCTCACCACCACCATTAGCTGTTGTAAAATCATTTGTAGCAAAAGGTGGCATAAACTTAATAGATTGTGAATTATTAGAATCACCTGAAAAAAATATATGATTCTTAAATATCTCTACAAACTTAAAGTTAGCACTACCTGTTGCATTAACATTAGTAACACTGTAACTAGTATCTACTATTCTTGGTGTTGATGTAGCTGAACAAATAACAATCTTATCTGTACCATCGAAATTAAATTTTCTAAACTCATAGTTGTGTGTAGGTGTACCTAATCCTGTAACCAAAGAAGTCCATGAACCTGAACCACTTGATGCACGATGAATACTACCACCTCTTCCTGCTAAAATGACATCATTGAATACTGCAGAAAAGACAACACGTTCACTAGCTGAAGCTACTTGAGGTACAATGTTATCATTAAACTTTGTTGTACCTAATATTTTTTTATATCCACCCTCAATGTCAGGTTCAAAGTTTGTTAACTCTAAAGCCTCACCAGGTTGCATAGAGAATACATCTCTATTAAGTACTAGGCCTCCTCCAATACTAGCTGTAAAGGGTTGTGTCTGTGCCATATTATATTACCGTTAATACTGAAGTATCGCTTGTTGTTCTATTAGATGAATTAATATTTACTCTCGTATCTTTAACATAATCTTGTTTATTGAGTGTTTCTACTCTCATACGTTTAATACCTTGTTCGTATTCAGCATTAGCAATATTAGCCATAGGTACATCATTACGTAATTTATATAGATAATACTTTGCTCTATTGACTACTGTATCCGCAAACCTATCAGGTAAGTCTAGAGTATCTGTTGATGTTGATAAATCTGCATGTGTTTTATAATAATCATATTTGATAGTATACGCATCTGTATCAGGTATTCTAGATAGTCCAAATTTTAATGTGTCAGGTGTTCTATAAACATAACTAGGTTTACCATATTGTGAATCATCTACTACAGCATCAGAAGCTAATAGACCTTGTAAGAAAGAATCATAAGAAACATATTTTAAATAACTAGGAGTTTCACCTAGACTTACTTTAATATAATCAATATCTAAATTTGTAGAATCTGCATTAGCTAAACCAATATATATTGTGCTAGATGTAGGTGTAAAATCTGTACTATAAATTTTGCCATTGCCGTAATCTGTAACACTAATAGTATTAGAAGATATTTGTGTACCACCTGAAGTTGTACCAATCTTTAATGTGGCAGAACTCCCTGATTCGCTAGGGTCTAACACTCTTACTGATATTTTATGTACTTCATTTTTAACAACACTAATACTTTGCGTTACCTCAGAAGCATTTAATCTTAGCCTACCATTACCATCTGAAGTAAAAGAAGGTGAGCCTGATACTGTTGTCCAACTAGATATGTTAGAATCAAAAGTAGGATTTGTTAATCTTTGTGTGGGAACTAATCGAAAGGAACTAAAGTTTGCTTTTCTAAATGCTGTAGGAAAAGTATACTCTTGTTGTCCTGCATAAGTAACTTGAGAACCCTCTACATATAACCATGGCCATTCTACTTCAGAATTATATAAATCATTAACTGCTTTATTTATAAATCCTTTAACGGCAGTTTGTACTCCTCTACTATCACTAAAAGAAGCAGAAGTTAATTCTACTTCGTTGAGTTCTCTAAGTACATCATTAACTAAAGTTAAATATGTTGTTGTTCCTGCCATTGCTTTCCCTCTAAAGTTTTTGTTATTTTATCTATTTCAGGTTGTGTCATACATACAACCATACTTTCTTCAATTGTTTCTACTGGGAATTGTTTTTCAATTTCCACTTTTAAATAATCTTTATTGTCATTAATATAATTAGCACAAGTATTTTGTTCAGAAAAATCTTCAAATCTAAATACAAATAATTTAGGAGAAGTGTGTTCTGCTAATAATATAACTAATACTATAAAAAATTTCATATTAAAAAGGGGGGTATTGAAACCCCCCTATTATCATTATTATGCAAATGTTGATGTCTGTGAATCAGTGTCGGCTAATGTGCCACCACCATCTAGAGACATAACACAAGCCCATACTCTTACTTTTGCATCAATTGCACCAGTACCAATTGTTAGTCTGATTGCATCTGCAGAAGCATAAGCATAGTTTGCGTCAAGAGTAGTCATTTGACCTGCGGCGGCTACAGTTGCAGCAGCGGCATATTGGTCTGGGTCTACACTATCACCAACTGCGACAGTACCTGAGTTACCTGCGCCATCGGCTGTTAATACATCTACACCAGCAGCTAACACTAATGAGTTAGCAGGTACAGGAAGCACATCAAAAGTATCTCCAGTTCCATTTGTTGTAGATGAAAAATCTACTACATCAGAGATAACTCTTGGGATACTTGAACCCATTTTTGCTGGTATGTTAGTAGAAGTAATATTACTGTTATAATTTGTTGGCATTTTCTATTTCCTCCTACTATTAGTCTATTAAGACGTGTTCTGCAACAAGAGCTACGTCACGTAACACTTTTCTTCCAAACACATGTAAGCCTCTAACGACATCAGAGAATGAATCAGTGTCTCTGATAACTTCGATTTTTGCAATGTGATTAGCTGTTGCAGTAGAAGACATATGTCCAGATAATACTTTGAAGTAGTTCGAAGTTGAACTTGCTGCAAAGTTATTTGTCATATATACTTCCATGTTCATAATCTTACCAGAGTATACTTTACCATTTCTCAATGGTGTAGCTGCTCCAGTAGTGTCATCCATAAGTTTTGATGAAGTTTGACCTAGTTGCTCCATAAACTCAGGTGAACCTAAGAACCATCTGTTCTCTTCAGGTACATCCTGTTTGTTTAATAGTCTAGCGTGTTTTGAAATTAAATCGACAGGGTCAATTTCGTTGCTATCAAAACCTACGTCTACTCCAGAACCATCAGAACCGATTACATGGTCAGGTGAACTTGCACTTGGACCTGCAAACATAGCTGCAATTACATTCTTATCGTACTCATTTTTAAGTGCATAAGCACCAGAAGAAGTTGCAACTGATTCAAAGTTAATGTGAGAATGTCTTTCCTCAATATCATCAACTTTAAATGCGAAAGCGTTTGCTTGGTCAACAACGAGTTGTAGCTGGTCATCGTTAATGTCTTGCGGATTAACAGCTGCTCCTCTTGTGTAAGCCTGAACAGAAACGGTAGGTTCTTTAATGATGTTTACAGTGTCGCCAAAGTTTTCAATCTCACCTGCATAGTCAGTATTTGTAATACCTTCTACAACAGATGCAGTTCTGAAAAACTTTTGGACTTTTTGGCTGTAGATAATTGGGCTAAAGTTACCGTTTGGTAAGTTAGCATATCCACTTGATTTAGTAAATGCCATCGTTTTTCTCCTTTTGTTTTTGTTTGTTATTTAAAGTTGTTATGATTTTTCTTATTTGATTCGACCTTCTCTATTAGCTATATCGATTTCTTTCTCTAACTTATCGTACTCACTTGGTTTTAACTTGCGAATTTCATCCCAAGTCCAAGTTTTCTTATCAGTAGGATTCTCACTAGGCTTAGTTTTAGAAACAGATTTTGCCGCTTCTTTCTTAGCATCGGAAGAAACCTTCTTTGTAGAAAGACCTCTATGATATTTGTATAAGTCAATCGCTGTAGCTGCTGCTGTTGGATTGTCTGTATTATCGTAGAGCCAAGATTGTACAGTAGTATCTTGAGAAGATGCCCACTCATGAAAATCAGAACTTTCTCTGATATCTTGAAAGTCGGGATGTTTCTTAGCAAGTTCTACTTCAGCTTTCTCTCTAGCAAGTCGAGACTGTTGTTTTTTTAATTGCAACATTTCCTCTTGTATTTCTTGCTTATTTTTAAGAGTAGCCTCTGAAGTAATCTGCATAACAGAATCATACATCTCAGGATAATCCTTACGCCATTCCTCTAACTCTTCTTTAGTTTTAAAGATAGGTTTAGATGCAATAGCTTCTCTTTCTTTCTTTAGTTTGAGAACTTCGTCTTTATGCTTAGAGACAGTCTCATCGTAATGCCGTTTTAAGTCATCATAACGCTTCTTAAATACAGCATCTTCTACTCCGACAGGGTGTTCATCTTTAGGTTTTTTCTCGTCAGATTCTTCCTTAGATTCTTCAGTAGCTGTCTTTTCGTCTTCCTTGTCCATTAAATTCCTATTAGGATTCTTGTATGGGTTTGGTGTTGCGATTTCTTCTGTTGCTTCGGAAACTTTTTCTTCTACAACTTCAGATTTCTTATCGTCTTCCATTTTATCTCCTTTGGGGTGCTGTTGGATTCAGGTCGCCCCTATATGCAGGGCCTCTATACGGAGGGTGGCTGCGTCATCATTCCCTGTCCTTGCGTAGGTACAGGGCTTTCACTGGGTTGTGAAACTTGTTGCTGAGTAGGTGTAGCTTGTGTTGATTGCGGAATAGCATTTTCCATAATAGGGCCTACTTCAGGTGTCAATAATTTTGACATAAAATCTCTAAATTGAGGTACGTTTAATTGAATAGCTAATTGCTTTTCTTGCTCAGATAAGTTTTCAAAGTTTTGTTTAACTCTTTGAATACCTTCTTCTACAGCACCTGTACCGGGTGTGTCTGCAACTTCTGCACCCATCATACCTTGTCTTTCAGGAAGAGCCTCCTGTTCAGGCATGGGCTGATTCATCATTTCTTCTTCCATAATTTAATTCTCCCTGTAATATAACATAATGGTTCTAGTACTGTTCTGTAAATTCTACCTAACATATCTACTTTATTATATTTTTGTTTTCTAATATCTACTGTTCTATGTCTAGCAATATGCTCTAATACATTCTTAACAATAGTATTAGTTAAACCTTTTTGTTTTGCATAGCCTACCAACGGTAAAAATAATGTATGGTATCCAACTTCGTATTCTTTTGATAGATTATTGCCGTAAGCTAACCATATTTTATTCCTAAATGAACCAAAGCCATACGACTCATTCATCATAGTACAAACTATTTTCTTTTCATTTTTAGAATCATTACTGCTTTTTATTGATTTTTTATTGGCTTCATTAGCAAATAGACTTTGTCCTGTTCTTTTTGCCATTGGGTCTTCTTCTACGTTTTGTGCGATTCTTTTTGCAGTTTCATCTGCTGTTTCTTTATTCTTAGAGGCATAAGAATTTTTATTATTATGTTCTCGTTTAGATAGCTCTCTAAGATTGACATTATGTTTACTGTCTGTACTTTTTATAACTCTTTTAGTGTCTTCTGATAAATTTTCATCGTTATGTTTTGCTTCCACAATTTGTTTTTTAGCTTTAGGAGAATAGGTATCAAATACACCTAAAGTTTTTTTATGTATATCTTCTCTAGGATTAGCATAAGCTATTAACTGTTGTCTTGTTTTACCTCGAATAGGATTAATAGTATTACCACTCATAGCTAATTTAGCAATAGTTGACTGCACAAGTGATTTAGGCATTTGTGATAAGCTTCTCATTAATTCATTTTCTGCTAATATTTGAGAATTTATTTGTCCAAAATTTTTATTAAATGTATTCAGCTTAGGTGTATTAAAGTTTATAGTAAAATCAGAATCATTATCTAATGCATTTTTAAATGCTTGATTATATTCTGGAGTTCCTGCTTGATACATTTTTCCATCAACAGTTATACCTGAAGCTAATCCCGCAGTGTTATATGTATTAAGTGAATCTTTAATTAAATCCTTTTCAGCAAAAGACATCAATAAACCTACAGCAGGTAATGTATACTCTCCTATTTTAGAAGCATCTCCTGGTATTTTAGATAAATTAAACGTAGCAGAAGTAGAGCTATATTTACTATCTAATCCTGATTGACTCATGTAAGCATTAAATGCAGAAGTATCAATCTTTGAAGCGTCTTGGTCTATATTCTGTTCATTAAAATAGTTTTGTAAATCTGCCTCAGCCCCTGTGGTTCTTACACCACCGCCTATATTTCTAACATTAATAATCCCACTATCTTTATAGTAATCATAGTTAGGATTACCTTCAAATAGAATATTATTAGCAAATTCAATATTTTCAAATGGTGTTTTTCCTGGGCCAAAATCTATTTCGTCAGGTTTTTTTCTATCTCCCCTATCTTGTTGAATAGGTTGACATACACCATTAATTAATTGATAACCTGCAGGGCATGGGTCAGCAGTAGGTGTAGTAGGTTCAAAAGGTGTAGTAGTTATAGGTTGAGTTGTAGGTGTAGATATTTCTGTTCTACCCTCACCTGCTTTTGGAAAATCTTCTTGTCTAAATTGTGGTAGCTCCCCCTGTTCTATTTCTCTTAGCATACGAGGATATCCTTGCTCTTCTGTACCATACTGTACTGTAGCTGTTGGACCTTGATAT